TGGTTTCGATATACTCTTCTAGGGAAATTTTCTTATGAAGCCGATGGTCAATTTCGATGAAATACTCACGATCATCATCACCACGATAACAGAAACCGTAAGCACCATTTTCCATTGTTTTGGTGAACTCAAGATTGATATCCAGAACACGATGACGAGGCATCAAAGTATCCATGCACCACCAGATAATCTCATCTGCTAGTTCACGGTTTCTCTTAATACCACCCGTGACTTCAATACAAATCATTGATAACTCCTTATCATCAATATAGGTATTATCGCACATATTGGGGGCCATGTCAAGGAAAATCGTAGCACGTAAGCCCTTGATTACAAAGGAAATGCTAAATTAATTAACCACCCATTGCTGGGCCGGGTATCTGGTCATACTTGGCATCGTCAATTACCATGAAATCATCGTTCCAAAAGAACGCTTCTTTGACCACATTTGTAGACAATCCCTTATACTCTTTATGTAGGGCCTTGTCCTTGGCTGCAACCAGAAGCTCAGCTTCGTCAGGATGCAATCCTTCTAACATTTGCACAAATAGGGCTTCTCTCTTATTCTGGGAAATCTGTCCATTTCCCCCTTTGATGAAATTGTACAGCTTCCTCGCCTCATATGCTAGGTCTGTATGCTCAGTTCCCTCTGGTGCATCGTTTGGCACATATGGAACAGGCCCCTCTGGCAATAACCACTGAATTTTAGGATCAAACGAAGATTTAATCACCATGCGAAGAGAATCACTATTATTCTCTTGAAGGTATCTTACCTTCTGTTTCTTGGTCTTCAGTTTACCAAGTTTTGTCAAAAGCTCTGAATACAGAGGCGTATATGTTTGTTCGGGCATATCAAAATTCTCCTATTGAATCTGTTAGAGATTTAAGTCTCTTTTCCACAAAATAATTTAACAATTTACTTCGATCAGGTATCTCCACTGATCTATATTTATCCAATATCTCATCTCTGAGTTCTTTTGGACACTCTGTTAGGTCAATAAGTTTCTTGTTTCTCTGGTAGTTTCTCATGACCTCATCATTAGGGGCAACATCTTCAAACTTATGATCTGCCCATGCTGATATCTTTTTCTTACCAAGTGGCTTCTGGCGAAGGCCATCAGTAAAAGTGTTGTCTGGTGATAACACGTTTGGCACTCCATCACTAGAGTCGCCCTTGAATACATGTTCTACCAAATAGAAATCTGGATTTTCACCATTAACCATTTTCTTAGTGATAGGACTGTACTGTTTGACATTTGGATAGCGTTGTAACTGAATAAAATCTTTGTCGCCAGATAGAATTAAAACTTCCTCTGCAACCTCTGTAACCAGACTAGCTATGATATCATCAGCCTCTGCACCATATATTTCTAGAAACTTGTATGGCATATTATCTTTGATTTCGGCCTTGATGGTATTCAGACATTCAAAAATAGCATCCCAATTCTTACCATCCTTCTCTCTCTTGGTGCGCCTACTAGCCTTGTACTGTGGAAAGAAATCACGCCTCCAATAATGCTTAGAGTCATAACACAATACCAACTCACCGTATTCAGAAGAGAACCTAGTGCGATACATACGCAAGGAATTGAGTATCATATGACGAACCATGTTATCATCAGGCTCTGTGTTCTTTGTCATATGCAAATGCATCATAACACTGGCCAGACTAATCTGGTTCATATCGACTAAAATCATTTTAATTCCTTTGACACATGCATACAATCAAATTGTATTCTGTAGTATCCATTATTTAGATGTATAGACCAATTCTTTTTACTGATCTTTTCTTCGCACACTTTCTGTGTCATTGGGGTATTGTAAACATATTGATTACCTATGTACTCCCAAGTTCCTGTTACGTTTTGTCCCCACATAGAGAGGATCATTACAAATTCTTTCATTGTTTCACCACCATATGAGCGTTAAAACTCATACTCCTTCTTTCCCCTTCACATTGAAAAGGATATACAAAATGCTTTAGCCATGAGGGAAACACTAGTAGTTTACCGACCTCTGGCATAAACTTCAAATTATCACTACGAAAATCTTGTGCGTCACCATAGCAAAACTCAATCAGGCCACTGGCAGGATAGTGGTCTTTAAAATCATCTGCGATTTCTTCTGCCATGCCCTCTGGTAACTTGAGATAGATAACAGCAGAGAAGTCTCCTGTATGATGATGCCAAGGATTAAACTCGCCTGCATATTGACTAACAATCCAACTCTGTGTTAAATGTATGTTGTCTAACGTGGGTTTTGTTTGACCAGCCATTCTGTGCCAGTTATTGGCCTTTTTTAGTTCAAACATATGATCTAGGTAATCTAGGCAACCTTGTTTCATAACCGTGAAAAGAAACTCTTTCTCTTCTTTATCCGAGATAGGAATCTGCACTTCTTTATGAACCTTACCCACAAGCTTGTGTGACCAATCCCACTGAGCGCTTTTATTGTCATCAGACAGAACGTCATCACCGACTCGATTGATAATCTCAATAAATCGATCTGGAACTTTTGATTCCATTATCATTGGTGAAAAGGGGTTATGAAATTTTGGGGCCATCGTCATCATCCTCAAACTGGTTCACGAAAGTCTCTAGAGTTTCCAGTTGAACCTCACCTATCGGTGTATTATCTGGCTCTATTGTAACATCTACAAAGGTCTTTGTAAAGGCCTGTAATGGATGTTTGTAGCCGAAATCTCTGTATAGAGTTGATTTTATTATTTCAATAGTCAACGCCATATCACGAATGAAAGCCTTTTCACTAACATCAATTCCATTCTCGCCCATTTGATGTATCATTGATACCATCAATTGTTGAGTAAGGTCATCAATAAATGCAAGATTATCTTGCACCTGTATCATATCGATATCAGGCTGTTTTACTGCCTTGTTTTTCCACGGCCCTCTTACCACGTTTTCTGGCAGTTCTCCGTTTTCGTTTGGGTCTTTCGTCATCAACTCTACTTATTCCTCTTTCTTCATCTTGCATTTCCTGTGTCCACATTATACCAATATCAGGATAAAATGTGCCCACATTACGTTTAGGATCGCCATTCTTATCATAGGCTAAAGCGATACACCTATATCTAACTACTTTCTCTTGATGTTCACCATAAAAAGAATCAACCCAATCACCATTTCGCAAATAAGTTTTCATATTACGAACATATGCTTCATGGATATCTGGATTTGCGTTTTTATTACCCAACCTCTTTTGTTTACGTTCAGAAGAAGCAAGGTCTTTCTGAGTCTTAATCCACTCCTTCACCTTTTTGGGGTGTAAAGGATAATCCTCTGGTAAATTACGAAGACACTCTGCAATACCCGACTTACCATAATTGGGGTCAGCTGCGGCCTTCTTTTCTCTTGCCTTCGCAAGGCGTTCGGCAGCTGCAGCTCTTTGCTCCTCTGTCATAGGTTTTCGTGGTTTCCTACGTTTCTTTGGAGCTTTCCATTCAGAATTATCAGTTCTGACTGTGACCTTCTTTTTAGCCATCAATAACCTTTCTCTTCTAGACGTTTCTGCGCTTTTTTCTCTGTCCTTCTTTTAGAGGCAGCTTTTTCCTTTCGCTTCCTCTCGCCTCTGGACATGGCAAATTCACGTTTTCTTAACTCATTGAACATTCCATCTTCTTGAAGTTTTTTCTTCAAGACACGTAAGGCCTTTTCAACATTGTTATTACGAACTTCGACTCTCATACTATCTCCTCATGCTTGCGATATCTTTCGCATCTTGTTTTCTGCGAATAGGCACTGCGTTAGATTTATGCATCTGCCCAATACCTATAATTTCAGTACCAGTGTAAACTTTTGGTTCTGGTTTAGTACAATTGGTAGGAATGGTGCCAGAGGTAGGATTCGAACCCACGGCCTGAGGTTTACAAAACCCCTGCTCTACCGACTGAGCTACTCTGGCTTTTGTTTGACTGACACCCATACGTTTTAGAAACTTCTGGTGTTCTTTTTCAGCAGCAATCAATGCTTTGGTCTTCTTCTTTGGCTTTCTTCTTTTCGTACTAGTTGTGGTGTAGTACGCTGGGAGTAAATGCATACCCTTCATTTATATAGTTCCTTCAATTCCCACTCGCCATTGATTTTACAAGCGGTGCCTTTCATCTTACGACTGATATCACCAACCATTACATCTGTCTCAAATTCTCGACAGCTGCCGTTGGTTGCCGTAGGTTTTGAACGCACTGCGACATTACCACGACTATAATGATTATACACCCCATTAGGATTATTGTCAAGAGCACTTGCTAACTTCATTGTAGCGTGCATCTCGTCAACCTTATCGAACATTGCGCCGACCTCATGGCCAAGAACTAGACCAATGATACCAAGGGCCGCACTAGTCATTGGATCACCACCACCTAAGTATGCACCAGCAGCTGCACCACCTACTGCACCAATCATAGCTTTTTGGCCTACCGTCCTTTTAGGAGCCCACACACCTTTGCCAGGCAAATAATAATCTTTTGCGGTACATCCTGTTAGCGGACTACAACCGAGAGTGGGGTTGACGCCCGAAGGCATCAAACACCCACTTAACGAGAGAGCAAGGACTGAACTAAGTAGCAGGCGTTTCACGAGTCACCTCACGGTTCTTCTTGATAACCTTTTCAAGATTTTGAAGAGACTGTGCCTCGTCCTCTTTCTTGGACTTCTGCACTTCTGTTTCAAGCTCTTTCCAGGCTTCAGTAGAACGCAACCGTGAATACACCATACGATCTTTACGCAACCTATTCATAATGATCTTGTAGGCTTCCTTGTTGTCATATCTCAACAACACGAAGGCACGATACTGTGTGCCAGAGGGAAATACGTCAATCTTTGTGGGGTTATACCCAGCAACATCAACAGACGCAATCACATTCTTGGAAGTCTTTTCGATCTCATTAAGAACAGATGAATCGATATCCGTTGAACCAATCTTTGCAACAAAGGATTTTGTCATAGAATCCAACTTACCGTTGATTCTATCTGCAAGTGTAACCTTTGCATTAAGAGTGGCAACATCAACTGCCAACTGCAAATCGGGGGCAGTAGCAGTACCAGTAGTGAAGATTGCCTCTTCATCTGTAGGCAATTCTTTATACCATTTTGGGACAACAGAAATGGCAGCTTGTACCTTCTGTGTCTTATACTGGACTTCTGGTGTGTTTACTAGAGCAGGCGGTTCTTTTGTACCACATGCTCCTAAAAAAGCAACGGCAGAAACCGTTGCAAGTAGTTTGGCCTTCATTATTTAATCTCCTTCAATTGATTGACCACAGTATCCCTTGCACCAGTGTCTAAGAAGGCCTTCTTGACCCACTCATCACCATTACATACAAAGAACAAATATCCAACAACAACGCCGACAGCAAATTTAAGCATTTTTACCGCCTGACATATAGAACATATTGGAAAACTGTCCAATAGTTTTTCTATGCGCTTGTTCATCTTTCGAAAGTGGTTTTTCGGACTTCTTTTGAAGGCCCTCACCCATCTTTTGAATGTCTTTACCGACACCAGTGATCGTATTACCACAGGCACCTAACGCAAGACAACCAATAATCATAACAAACTTCTTCATTTCTCACAAGTCTCCATTTTAACTTTACCAATAGAAGTATTCAACCATACCACTTTACAACGTGGTTTGATGTTTGTCAAGTCACATTTCAGTTTCTTTTGGCTAACCAATTTTTCTGGTAAATGTGCTCTAATGACCTTGATTTTTGCACGATCCTCGGCAAAAGAACATGCCTTCATCTCAGCCATATCTGGGCCAAATACATATGTCCCTGTCGATGGATACCATTGATCCTTCAGTTTTGCCTGAATAACCACATTACATTTTCGGGTATCATCGACATATGGGAACACATGTCTTTGTTCTAGTTTTGTACTCTCAATGACTCCTTGGTATTGAGTAGTAGTCTCTGTCTCATAATTACATGGAGCTTCTGCAAAGGCAGGAAAAGACGCAAAACACAGAGCAAGTGCAAGTTTATTTTGCATCTC